GAACCAACGTGTTCCATTTGGTGTCAACATTGATCCTGATCTTGTTACTTTTATACCGAGGTGGATCGCGAATTCAGGAACAGAGTATGCAGCTAAGAGAGTAAAGACCCTTAAAGTTTGGGCATTACATGTACTAGCTGGTGATACCTGTTACAAAGAATCTTGGATCCGATTGACCCACTACAAAGGATATAGTATTCCTAAGCTCAAGATCTTTAAGTACCTGATAGATAATCTACACAACCTAAAAGTTGTAAAAGTAGTCTTGATTGTACTTAACTCTTACAAACAAGTGATTGTGGGACGGCCATCACTGAAGTCGATTACACAAGTACCACGTTCACCGATATCTGATCCATATATACCAAAACTTCGCTTGTATTGCGATTTACCAACTGTGCCAGCTGAAATGCTGGGGGCAGTATTGGTCGTGGATACTAGGAAGAGATTTTGTGATATTAGGGGTCAGACCCAACCCGGCCCTTACGGTATGGTAGATGAAGAAATTCATTCTCACCAAGGTGCAAGTGCCTTTGGACGGGACTATTATGAACCCCCATTGGTAGGTAAAGTGGTTCCAATTGTGGACAAAGGAAAATATCGGAATATATTAGTAGGCTATTGGGCCATTCAACTTCAGACCAAAAAGTTGGCTGATTGGTTGAGACAATGGCTTTGGAAGCAGGATGAGATTGCATCAGGTGATCAGTCTAAACTTTCTGACTTCTGTATAGAGTCCCTTAAAAGGGGACAATACATGATGTCGATAGATTTATCTGAAGCCACCGATCGTCTATCCGTCGACCTCCAAATAAAACTGCTAATGTCTATGGGTGTACCCGAGGATTACTTCTCTTTTCTGAAGTTGTCCTTTTGTTATAATCCTAAAGATTATGACGATGAAGGCTCCTATAAGATAGGTAAGTACTCCAACGGTCAACCCATGGGCTTGTATATTTCTTTTCCAATGTTCGAACTAGCACATTACGTCATCTTAAAATTTGCATGTGCAACTACCCATTCATCTTTTAGGATTTGTGGGGATGATGTTGTGATAGCTTGCGACAACAGTGATGATTCAAAAGTCATTTTCAATAGGTACAAAACACTTATTGAAAGATTTGGTGGGGTTATATCCCTACCAAAGACAATTGTGTCAAGTAAACTGGCTGAGGGTGTGGGAGCAATATTTCTCAAGGGCATTCCAAAGGAAATACGAATCCCTTCTGGAAAGCTTTCTACACTCGAGGCGTATACCCCGGATACATGGTTGTACCAGGAGATAGTTCAGATGGGTCCCGTTGGTCGTGCTATTCTGGCTGGATGGTTATCCACCAAGTTGGAAAAAG